CATCACATCCGTGACCAGATCGGCGGATGGTGCGAGGTCAGCGCCAAGGGCACTGGCCATTGCCAACGTGGCATCCAGAGCGCCACCAAGGACATCCGAAACGCCCAACCCGTTCTTGGCCAGGACCTCGATAGCCGCCGCCGCCTCTGTGGCTGTAAACGCCGTCGTCGCCCCGAGTTCCATCGCCTTTTCCGACAGCGCCGCCATCTCTCCGCCCGTAGCCCGCGTGACACCTGCCACGCGCTTCATGGCCGCCTCAAACGTCCGCGCCACATCGAGGGACGCTCGCCCAAACGACGCCAGTGCCCCGACCAAAGCCGTGGTGCCAAGAAACCGGGCCAGCCTCTGAACCGCCGGCACTTCGCGCCCGACCGCCTGAAGCGCACCGCCAAGCCCCCGCGCGGACTTTTCAGTCTTGGCCAGGCCGCTGGACGCTTGCTTCGAGGCACTCTGAATCCGTTTCAGATGCTTCTGACCTGCCGCGCCCAATGACATCAGGTCGCGTTCAAGCTCCCTTTTGCCCTGGGCACTCAGGCGAATGACATAGCTGCGGCTTCGCGTGCTCAACTCTATTTCTCCGATTGCCGCTCATCGGCAGCTTCCAGCATTCCCGATTCCCAATACGGCAAAAACAGCGCGCCAAATTGGTGGTTCAGTCCCTGTCCTTCGAGAAGGACAAGGCAGGACCGGGCATCCAGCCCCGTCATTCCACTCATCCCGGTGCGCATCTGGCGCGACAGGACATGTGCGTTTTCTGTGAAGACGCGGCCCTCAAGTGTTCGGGGCCGCAACCGATCTTCGGGGCACGCGCCCTCGCCGCCAAATCTCGCGCAGGTAAATCGTGGATCGTCCGCACAATCCGCGCATCCCGCGCAATGGCTCAAACCGCCGGTGAAGCGGTATTTGGCGAGGGCGCGGAGCCTTTTCCCTCCGATGATACCATCTCGAAAGGCGACAACAGGCGCTGCTGCAACGTGAGCGCAACGCCCGGAAACAGGGACAGGAACTCGGAAACCTCGTTGCGCCGGAAGGGCGCAGCTTCCCCGTTTTCAAGTTCCACGCCATCCCAGCCGGTTCCAAAGCGCAGACAGAGCAAAAGAATAAGGCACTCCGCAAACCGTCCCCGCAGATGGTCTTCTGCTTCTTCGTCGAGGTCCTCGATCTCGGACGCCTCCAATGCGACAGCCGTCGCCATATCGACGGTCTCGCGTGCGAGCCTGTGAGCCCCTGCCTCGGCTTCTTTGAAAGCGGCATAGGAAATCGGACCAAACCGGAAAACAACGCCATATCCGACGTCGATTTCCCGGTCCTGCCCGATATGCCTGGCCAGTCGCAATACCATAGCGTCAGGCCGGATTGGCGTAGGACGCCGTCCGGTTCTTGAGCGTGGCGGTCAGCATGACCTGCCCCGATGCCGGGCGGTTGGCCCGGAAATTGAAGCTGGAGCTGATCACACCGCGCCCGTCAATCGGAATGCCCGTCCGCTCCAGACGCACCTTGTGGGCGATGATCTCCAACTCATGATCGGCGGCATAGACCCATTTGAAGTGCAGATCGAAGGCGGTACCCGCATTGGCCTTGTCATAGATATCACGATCCGTGAAACGGGCGTCGATCGAACCGGTATTTTCCCACATGCCGCGCTCGATCCGGGCCGCAGTGGGCAGGCCGTTCAGGGTCTCCTGATCAGCCTCGACCGTATGGTTGATCGACAGGCTACCGCCCGTGACTGCCGCCGCAGGCGCTGCATCGAACAGCGCCGCAGCCTGAAAACCAACCGGCACCGGATCGGGCTCGTAGATGACTGGCGTGGCATCCAGCGTTGCACCCGCCGGCGTTTCGGCACGGCCCACAGCGTTCAAGGTGACACGGGCACGTTCGCCGTTTTTTCGCGCCTGAAATTCCAGCCCCGAGTAGGCAATCGAGTCCTGCACAAAATGCTGATCGATCCGAGTATGGCTGATCCCATTGGTCAGAAGACCCACATCCGGTTGTGCCGAGGTTGTGAACACATGGGCGTAGGAAACGCCAGTTGTGATGTCAGATGTGACCGGATCGCCGAACAGGTTCCGAAGATGCCAGCCAATGGACTCGAGTCCCATCGGAACAACGATCGACCCGGCCATATTCTGCAACCCAGGTACCGCATCTCCAGGGTAAGCATCGCCATAGATCGACGCATCTTCGTTCAATTCCTCGCTTGGCGTCACGTTCATCGAGTAGAACGGCAAGGCCAGAAAAGTGCCGTCGCCCGCCGCTTCGGCGGTACCAAAGGCAGCTTGAATGCGCGAGAGCAGTTTCGCCTCGTCGCCGCGTGCGTTGCTCATGTCTGAATCTCCATTGGGTTGTCAGATGTCTGATAAAAGACGGTGATCTCCACGATCGCCCCCTTCAGCGAAGCGGCCCCTTCCATCGGAATGGTGTCCACATCGCCTGGCGGGCCGATCAGCAGAAAATCAACCAATCCGCCCAGCGTGTTCTGGTGCAACAACACACCGATTTGCTGCAAGGCCACGTCCAGTGCCGTGATCCGGTCCGCCTGTTCGGCCGCCTGCACCACGACTTCTATTTGGATTTGACGGCTCCATTCCCGCCGTCCGGTACCAAGCTGCACATCCTCTTCCACAGGATCCTGCGGCACCACATTGAGGAGCCCAAGTGAAGGGCAGCGTTGCGGCAATTCTTCTTCGCGCAACACTTCCGACATGTGTCCGCTCAGTGCAGCAGTTACCCCGGCAACGATTGCCTCATGGCGCGTGCTCATTTTCCGTTCAGCCTTTCGAATTCACGATCAATCTCAAGCGCCATGCGTCCAAGGCGATATTCAGCACGACGGTTGACATTGAGTCGGCGCTTCAAGCGTACTTGCGGGACCAGAAAAAACATCGGAACTGTCGATAACCCATGCCCCGTGGCCAGTGCCCGTTTACTCCGCGACAGGGCATACCCTCCGCGCTTGCCCTTACGCTCCCGCTGGTTATCCACGACAAGCAACGACACTCCGCTGGGCCGATACACAAACCGCAACCGCCCAAACCGGTTTTCCGGGAAGTTTGACGGGTTTATCCGCTTGCGCCCGACACCGTACTTGGGTGCCGACGGCGTTGGGATTGCCAGCCAGAACCCACTTTTTGATCGAATAACTGCACCTTCGTCAAAAGCCCGGATTAGAGTCGGTGCCTTGGTAAAGACCGAACCCGCAGCTCCGAGCGAAGCCGAGTGTTTTGGATAAACTTCTGAACGCCACGACCGGGACAATCTTCGCCCCAACCCGGCCCGAACCACGTCGTCGCGAAGATCCTCTTTCAACTCCAGCGTCGTATGATGCACACCGCCGGTTACTGCCCGCTTGGTAAGCGCCAGCTCCTCGGCCATGTACTTTTCAAGGTCTCCCAGAAGTGCCGCCTTAATCAGCATCAGGGAACCGCCACCGTATTCAGAACGACCTTCAGACGGCGAGAGTCCCGAACCCGGTGCGACTGCACACTTCTGCGCACGCCGTCGACAGTCAGGACGGCATTGTCTGAAAACCCGGCAAAATCCGCTTTGCGGATCTCAAAAATCCCGCTTTCGTCGAGAATTTCAATCGTTCCGAAGCGACCCACGTCGTCATCCTGAAACGGAAGGACCAGGACGGGAATCGCAGTGCCATCCGGATCGAGGATCGCGTCTATTCCCAAGGTCTCAAAGATGGCGTCGATGCAGGCCTGAGCTTCGAAATCCGACATGGGGCGGGTCAGTTCTGAGTGGCTTCATGTTGTCCGGAAGTGCCCCCAGCCGGCTGGGCAGGCTTCTGGTCTTCCGAGGGTTCCCCCGCCTTCGCCGCAGCCGGGTCGACCTCGACGTCGTCGTTCTTCTCCGCCTTCGACGGAGCCGGGTCCGACAAGACCTCGCCTTTCTTTTCCTTTTTGATGCGCGCGGCAACGCTTGCTGACACTGTCCCCACCCAGCCCGCGGGCAAAGTCCGCTTGAGCGTGCTGTTGATGGTGTACGTGAATTCTTCGGAAACCCGCACGCGACATTCTTTGGCCTTGGCCATTGTTGAGTCCTTTCAAGAAAAGGGACCGGAGATTCTCCCCGGCCCTCGTTTCACCAATTGGCGGTCAATCAGTTCGAGGAGTGGCCGCGGACCAGGACGCCGGGACGCAGACACATCGGCAGCGTTTGCATCATCACTTCGACATCAACGAACCGGTTTTCCTGCCGGTCGGGGAAAACCGCCGAATAGAAGTCCTTGCCGGGCTGGTTGACCATGTCCATGTAATCGGCCGATCCGTTGAACTGGCGGAAGGTCTGGCGGGTACCGGTCGGGAAGAACGTTGCCTCATCAGCCGGGATGAACTTTCGGGTGATAGTCGACCCATCTTCCTGCGGCAC